CTCTCAACTCTCCACACCTGCCCTTGGTCAGACGCATGGGTTGTTGGCTAATGATCTACAAAGCGCTTCTTCAGTATCTACACCTACTGTAGGGCAAGCCCATGTTCTGCTTGCAGATAACCTACAAAGTGCTTCTTCAGTTTCTACGCCCAGCATTAGCCAAAGTAATGCTCTTCTAGCAAATAATCTCCAAAGTGTCTCTACGGTCTCTACACCTACAATAGGCTCTTTAGGGGTTTCTGCCCTTCTGGCTAATGATCTCCAAAGTGTCTCTGTAATCAGCACACCTAGCCTTTTGCAGAGGAAACCAATTAACTATGCAGCCAGTGCAAGTATCACTTCACTGTCAGCAATAACCTTCTACCAAAACAGCAACAAGTGGTACGGGTATTAAGAGGACTTATGTTAACCCCCAGAGAAATGCAAAATATCGTTGACCAAATTAATTCCATGTTTAATGGAGTCAGGGAAGATCTTGAGAAGCTGAAGAAGGAAGTAGAGGAACTAAAGAAGAAAAAAAGTAAAGATTGATTATTTCTTTTATTTATGATATAATTTGAGTATACACAATCCATATTAAGGAGAAATTGTGGACAAAGAAACTGAACTGTACTACAACAATTACTTTGATCTTTTTCGGACGCCTGGTTGGGCGCAATTCGTTGAAGAGTTCAAGCAGAACGCCAATGTAATTAATTCCGTAGAGCATGTTAAAGATGCCGAGGAGCTTTTCTTCAAGAAAGGTCAATTGACTGTTCTTGCAATGATTATCAACCTCGAAGCATACATTAATCAAGGATTCAAGGATGCCTCCTCTACGGATGTATGATTTTCAATGTAGTGAAGACCACATCTTTGAGGCGCTAGTAGAAGATCCAAAAGAACTAGTGTCTTGCCCACGATGTGCTTCTCACTCCAACAGAATTATCAGCCCCATTCGCAGCATCCTTGATCCCCTTAGTTTCCCTACAGCGGAGTCTAAGTGGATTAAGGCGCACGAACGGGCTGGTAGTAAAAACAATGGAAGCCTCTAAGGGGTAACTTTCATTTTTAAGTAAATCCACAATGGTTTAACACCACGGAGAAGTAAGTTCAATGGGTAGAGCACTCCTACTTGATGAAGACACAACTGAGCGTCTTGACGATACTGAAGATCAAGAAGTAGATTCACAAACACTACAAGACCCTGCACAGGACACTTTTGTAGCACAAGAGTTTACTCAAGATCAAGATGATGACGTTCCTGATAAGTACCGAAACAAGTCTATCAAAGACTTGGTACGAATGCACCAGGAAGCTGAAAAGCTCCTTGGTCGCCATAGTTCAGAAGTAGGTGAACTTAGGAAGGTTGTTGATCAGTACATCGCGGCACAACTCAACCAAAACCAAACAGGAAATACGGGACAACAACAGCAGCCAGAGGATGAAGAAGTAGATTTCTTCGTTGACCCTGTAAAGGCAACTCAACAACAGATTGAAAACCATCCTAGCATCCGGCAAGCAAAGGAGTACACGGAGCAGGCTCGTCGAGCAGCTTCTTTGACTCTTGTCAAGAATAAGCATCCTGACATGGAAGGGATTCTCAAAGATCCTTCCTTTGCTGAATGGATTCAAGCAAGCAAGATCAGAACTCAACTGTTCGTAATGGCAGATAAACAATACGATGCCGATGCAGCAGATGAGCTTTTTACCTTGTGGAAAGATCGCCAGCAAGTAGTGCGCAACACGGCTACGGTGGAGAAAGCAGCACGTAAAGATGCTCTCCGATCCGCCAGTACCGGAAGTGCTCGCGCTAGTGGCGAACAGAGTGCTAAGAAGAAGTTCCGTAGGGCTGATATCATTAAACTTATGAATTCCGACCCTTCGCGTTATGAGGCTTTGCAACCAGAGATTATGCAGGCTTATGCTGAAGGGAGGGTTATTTAACAATCATTGAGGTTATTTAAAAATGGCTAGTGAAACTTCAGGTGCATATTTTACAGCTAATGCTGTAGTTGACAAAACAGCAGCGGATAAATTTATCCCAGAGATTTGGTCTGATGAGATCATCGCATCTTATCAAAAGAATCTGAAGATGGCTCCTCTGGTCAAGAAGATGACCATGAAGGGCAAGAAGGGAGATCTTATCCATATTCCGAAACCCGTCCGTGGTGCGGCTTTTGCTAAGGCTGAAGCTACCGCAGTAACGATTCAGGCTAACCTTGAGTCCGAACTCACGATCAACATCAACCGTCACTTCGAGTATTCGCGTCTGGTTGAGGACATTGTTGAAGTTCAGGCACTGTCGAGCCTTCGTCGTTTCTACACGGAAGATGCTGGTTACCAGTTGGCACTCAAGGTCGATACGGACCTCTTCAGTGCTTCCACGGGCTTTGGCAACGGCACGCTGACCCTTGCTCCTACGGTAACGGGCGCTAGCTGGGCAAGCAACAACGCAGTGTACTACATTGACAAGACTACGGGCTTGACTGCTTATGCAGAGAACACTGTTATTGACGAAGATGTATTCACTGATGCAGGCTTCCGTGGTCTGATCAAGAAGATGGATGATAACGACGTACCGATGGACAACCGTGTGTTTATTGTGCCCCCGGCACTGCGCTCGGCAATCATGGGTATTGACCGTTATGTATCGAGCGACTTCCGGGATGCACGTACCGTACAATCGGGTCTAATTGGGTCTGTTTATGGTATTGATGTGTATGTGTCCTCGAACTGCCCGACCATTGAATCGGCAGCAGAGAACACTGCCTCGGGTAACAACGTGGCTATCCGTGGTGCTCTCCTGTTCCATAAGGAAGCACTTGTCATTGCAGAGCAGATGGCTGTCCGTTCGCAGACGCAGTACAAGCAGGAATACCTGTCCACCCTGTTCACTGCTGACACGCTTTATGGCGTACAAGTCTATCGCCCCGAAGCAGGTTTTGTTCTTGCAGTCAGCGACCTGTAAGTAAAACCAACTAAGTAGGCAGGGAGAAACTCTACACCAAGAGAAGTACCCCTGCCTTCTTTTTATCACTAAGGGCAGTACCAATGACACCTGAAGACAGACTCTCCAGGATTGAAAACAAGCTAGATAAGCTAACCGAAGCAATTCTGACAATTGCCAGAGTTGAAGAAAAGGTTCTTGCTTCCAATGAAAGAATACAAAAGATTGAAGATAGGATTGAAAAGCAAGAGCAGTCCATTGGGGAGCTGATCTCTAAGGTGGCTGTACATACAAAGCAAGTATCATTCTTTGAAAGAGCGCTCTGGTTTTGTTTGGCTACGCTGGCAAGTTTTGCCACTTATTACATTAAGGTAAGCAACTAATGTCAAATTATACCAAGGCTACTAATTTCACAGCCAAAGACTCCCTTCCTTCCGGCGACTCTCAGAAGATCGTTCGTGGTGCTGAATTCGATACTGAATTTAATGCCATTGAAACAGCAGTCAACTCTAAGGTGGATAAGTCAGGTGACACGTCCACTTTTGTCAACCTTGCAGTTAATGTTACTGGCACTCTTCCCGTAGCCAATGGTGGTACTAGTTTCGCTAGCTACACCATAGGTGATATTCTTTATGCTTCTGGAGCAACTGCTCTGTCCAAGTTGGCAGGTGTTGCTACAGGCAACTCTATCATCTCTGGAGGCGTAGGCACTGCCCCCTCTTGGGGTAAGATCGGTCTCACCACACACGTCTCAGGCACCCTGCCAATCGCCAATGGTGGCACAGGGTCCACCTCGACTACTTATTGCAGTCTCTCCACCAATGTAACCGGGACTCTCCCTATCGCCAATGGTGGTACCGGCAGCACCTCAACGACCTATTGCAGTCTTTCGTCTAACGTAACTGGTACCCTGCCAGCAGCCAATGGAGGCACTGGTGTTGCTAGTTATGCCATTGGTGACATTCTCTACGCCTCTGGCTCTACTGCCCTTAGTGCTCTTGGTGCAGCAGCCACTGGCAACTCTCTCATCTCAGGTGGTGCAGGAGTAGCACCTTCTTGGGGTAAAATTGGTCTTACTACTCACGTCTCCGGTACGTTGCCCATTGCTAATGGCGGTACGGG